GCCATTCTGGATCGGGTTCGAAGGTAACCATGAAAACAGAATTAAAAAGGCTATCGCCCATGACCCACGATTACAGGGAGACAAGTACGGGATATCCTTCGGGCATCTTCAAACAGACCACTGGTTCGACGAGTACCACGAGTATAGGAACTCGGCCCCCGCAATCGCTGACTACGATGGTATCTCATATGCTCATTTCTTTTCTAGTGGTAACTATGGGACAGCTATGTCTGGCGTTCACCATGGTTATACCCTCCTCCAGAATAGAAACCATTCTAGTACCTGTGGTCATAGTCACAAGCGGTCTATCTATTTTAAAGATTCTGCACACCCTAATTCGATTATCGGGTTGGTGGCGGGGTGCTTCAAAGGCGGTGAGGAAGGATGGGCTGGACAGTCTAATCTAGAATGGTGGAAGGGCTGCATCATTAAACGTGAAATAGACAATGGCGTATACGAACCAGAGTTTGTATCCCTTGAGAGATTGAAGAAAGAATATGGTTGACGTAAAGAAATTTATAATTATAACTAAGGATTCTGACTATGAAGTTTGAAGTGAGATTAGTTCTATCTGTAGATCCAGAAGCTAACTTCATCGAGGCTGACTTGGAAGATATGGAAAGAGTTATGAAGGAGATTGTTTCTTCAGCAATGTATGACGTGGATGACGTTACAATAGAGGAGTGCGAAGTAGAAGAATGTTAAGTGGAGAGGACTTAGAAAACATGGGTTACTATGATAACTTTCAAACAAAAGAAGATGTAGATCCAATGGACTACTCCCTGTGGGTAGAAAAAAAGATCATAACTAAAGATCAGGAAAGACTGATAGAGAATATTCTTGGCCTTGTGGGAGAGGCAGGAGAAGTAGCAGAAAAGATCAAGAAGCTTATTCGTGATAAGAGTAAAGTTACTAATGAAGATATCCTAAAAGAACTAGGGGATGTACTCTTTTATACTACAGCCTTAGCAAATATATACGGACGGGGTTTACAGGATGTAATGAAACTAAACATCAGTAAACTAAACGACAGACAAAGACGTGGAAAATTAACAGGATCGGGAGACAACAGATGAAAGACTTTCAACCACAAGAACAACAGTACGGACCAACACTAGGTATCTCAGAAGAGATCCATGCTATGAAGTATCGCTCCACAGGTGAGACTTTTAAAGAAGCTATGACACGGGTAGCAGAGGCTTTGAAAGATGATGAGTCGCATTTCAATAACTTTAGAACCATCCTATACAATCAGCGTTTCCTTCCTGCTGGACGAGTACAGTCAGCTATGGGTGCACCAAGACGTGTGACACCTTACAATTGCTTTGTGTCTATGACTATTGAAGACAGTATGGATGGCATCATGGAAGCAGCTAGACGTGCCGCAGAGACTATGAGATTAGGTGGTGGTATAGGCTACGACTTCTCTACTCTTCGCCCACGAGGAGCACTCATCAAGTCTCTGGACTCTAAGTCTTCTGGCCCTCTCTCTTTCATGGGTATCTTTGATGCTGTATGTAGAACCATCGCCTCCGCTGGTCACCGCCGTGGTGCACAAATGGGTGTGCTTCGGGTAGACCACCCAGACATCGAGGAGTTTATCACAGCAAAGAATAACAGTGATACTCTTACCCAATTTAATATCTCAGTGGGTGTTACTGATGACTTCATGAAAGCAGTAAAAGAAGATGGAGACTTTAACCTAAAGTTTAAAGGACGTGTATATAAAACCGTGAGTGCACGAGCCTTGTGGGATCAGATCCTTCGTAGTACTTGGGACTGGGCAGAACCAGGTATTCTTTTTATTGATCGTATAAACAAGAAGAATAACCTTTGGTACACAGAAACTATTGCTGCAACTAATCCCTGTGGTGAGCAGCCGCTACCACCAAATGGTGCGTGTCTTCTAGGTTCTTTTAATTTAACGAAGTATATCGTAGAGCATGATGGTAAGTATGTTTTCAATATGAATCAGTTGCGTAATGATATACCTCACGTTGTAAGGGCTATGGATAATGTTATTGACAGAGCAACGTATCCTTTGAAGGAACAGGAAGAAGAAGCTAAAAGTAAAAGACGTATGGGCCTTGGTGTTACTGGCGTAGCAAATGCTATCGAGGCGCTGGGCTTTGACTACGGTAGTGATCGCTTCCTACAAACTCTTGAAGAAATTATGGGGGTCATTAGAGATGTCGCTTACACTACTTCTGTATCGCTTGCAATGGAGAAAGGGCCGTTTCCTTTATATTCTGATGAGTATCTTGACTCTGATTTTTCTAAGTCTTTGCCTGATAGTATACGTGATCTTATTCGCAATTATGGCATTCGCAATAGCCATCTCCTGTCTGTTGCTCCTACAGGAACTATCAGCCTATCAGCCGACAATGTCTCCTCAGGGATTGAGCCAGTCTTCTCCCATTACTATGATCGAACTATCCAAACCTTCAACGGACCAAGAGTTGAACGAGTAGAGGACTATGGCTATCGTGTCTTTGGGATAAAAGGTAAGACTGCTGACGAGCTATCAGTGTTTGACCATGTCAAAGTTCTTAATCTCGCCTCACGGTTTGTTGACTCAGCTTGTTCTAAGACCTGCAATGTGGGAGCCAACGTATCTTGGGAAGAGTTCAAGCAAGTTTACATGGACGCATTTGATGGAGGTGCCTCTGGCTGCACAACCTTCAGAGCTTCTGGTAAACGGTATGGTATCTTGAATGCCTCTACCTCTGAGGATGTAGCAGAGGAACCAGTGGTAGAAGAAACTAATGATTACATAGAAGAAGGTGGCGCTTGCTACTTTGATCCTGCGACAGGTCTACGTAAGTGTGAATAGGAAGCGTAGAAAGAAAGTAGGAACTGTTAAGTCACCCTGCGTATTAATCTGTCGGATAGAAGATGGTTACTGCGCAGGGTGTAAACGGACAATAGAAGAGATTCGTGACTGGATAATAATGTCAGACAATGAGCAAGCTAAATTACTTCTTGAACTAGAGTACAGAAAAGGAGTATACAATGAATGAAGAATGCCCTAGTTGTGGGTGCTTAGTAGATGATGACGGATTCTGTAATGAATGTACTGACTTAAGTAACCTTATAGAATTAGCAGGAAGAAGTGAGATGAAGAAAAGAAAGTTTGACCCAGTCGAAAAACCAGTACACTATAATACAGGTGGTATCGAAGCTATTGATGCTATCATGGCTGCCACCAATGATCTTAGCGAAGGCTATCTCCAAGGCAACATACTGAAATACGTGTGGAGATACAGGTACAAGAATAGAATAGAAGACCTGAAGAAAGCACGTTGGTATCTTAACAAGTTGATTGATATCTATGAGCGTAAATAAAAGAAAAACCCTTGAGCAAGAAGCCCAAGAGTTTCTACGAAAGGAAAGAGAAGTGATTCCCCCTGGAAATATCCAGCTTGGGGATTACTTTGCTGGATGTGCACTGTCTGGTTTGATAGCGTCTGGCAAGTACCTACGGTCTGACGAGATCGTGGATGAAGCTTACAAGTATCGAGACAGGATGCTTGAAGCCAACAACAATAAGAAGTAGTTCTCCCATAGACTAAACCCCCAGCAGATCACTGGGGGTTATTTTTATTGGTAAGGCTCATTCTCGACCAACTGTGGTACAGCAGCCAGTAGTCTAAGCCTTCTATCAATTTCTTGTTTAACATTCTCTGAAGAAGATATCATACTGTCTGCATTAGGGAAACCCATTCTCTTAGCGGCCCTATCAAAAACATCAGCACCCTCTCTGTTTCTAATAATTGCGTAGTTGTTTCGGATGTAACCTCTAGCCTGTAGGGGTTTCTCAGCTACATAAGAATTAAACATAGCTTCAACACGATCACGCTCTTGACGAATCCTTAATTTAATCCAACCCTCTAGTGTAGCCTTCTTGTCTTTCTCAGATATCTCTGCACTAGCTACGATCTCATCGTATGTCATAGTACCAAAACGTTTATTCGCTGGAGCATTCTTACGCCAGTCCTCAAACTCTACAGCTAGACTAGGCTCCCCTGTCTGCTCGATACCCTTAGCTAATCTTTGCCTTAGAATTAAATCAACACTAGCGTTAGGTACAGTTCTTGTATTGAAAAGTTGATAGTCTTTTAACTGCATCTTGTTCATCTCTTGCTCAAGACCAGTAAGAGGTGGCTCATCGGATGATCCAAACATTTGTTTAAGAACTGGGTTCACTGTGCCAATAGCTACAGGATTAGAAAACCTGTAGTATTTAATATCATTCTCCCCGTTGAAAGACTGGGTGTATTGTAGGAAGTCGGTGTCCATTAGCATACGTGTAGCTTGTCCTGTAAGGACACCTGACCCAGAGTATGCTGTTCCTTTTGTATTAACGTCAGACGTAAGAGCAAGGTCACGAACAAAGGGTACACCAGCAGCGTCTGGTTCAAGCTGCGCGTATATATCTCTTGCTATTGTTTGAGGGTATGAAAAGGTAGCTAGTACGTTCCCAAATTCTTTTTCAAGGTCTTCGGAATTTCCTGTCTTAGCAAACTCAAACAAGGCTGTACCAATAGCTAAATCAAAACTAAACTCTGGTATACCCCCTAAGATATCAAGAACATCCTCTTTCTTTATTTCCGCTGGAAGACCGTTCTGCTTTCTCCAGGCATAGTCACCCACATACATGTGTAGAAGGGCAGAGCCAAGGTATTGTTTCATGTCCTCTGTCATACCTTCAGAGTTCATTATAGTATTTCTTAAAGAAGCGTAGTCGGATTCACCTTGACGCATATCTGCTACTTGATAACCACCAAAGATTAGCATAGCACCAGTCATCTGCCGGGCATACCGAAGAGAGGCGTCCTCTGTCTTTGAGGCTACCCCAGATCTTTGCATTATCTCCCCCAACACAGGAGTATACTCCGCTACCATCTGAAGGTGATTGCCTACATATCTAGGAAATGGTACACCAAGTCCCTCTGAAATAATGAAAGGCATTCTCCTATTTAGATCAACAAGAGTTTTAGTAGCTCTTGCTATACCAGAGTCATCACCCCTAAATGTTCTTTGCATTGTAAAACGATTAGCATCTTCTATAGCAGCATCTAGATTAATCTCTGGGGGTAGATCGTTAAGGCTTTTATTTGCTTGCAACCAATCCTTTAAACTTGAATTGTATTTTTCTCTGAACTGTCTATCAAGAGATCCATAGAACATACCCTCTTTGAGAATGCTGTCGGTAGCTGTGTTAAACGTATTAACAAATCGCCCCGCCTTTGCCATGACACTCTGTCCCTCAAGACCAACATCGACACGCATTGCATCATTGAACAATCTTTTGTATTGCTCTCCACCCTCCTCAAACAGAATCTCTTTTACAACAGATGCTTCTGCCTTATTAAGAGTGTAACCTCTAAGTATAGCGGTAGTGTTAGGTATAAAATCTTTGATAGCTTTAACGTCACCCTCAAAGATACCTTTGTATAAAGCTCTGTTAGTTTGATCTACTATATCTGTTGCCACTAGAATACCAGAGTTGCGAAGGTTTCTCATAGTAGTTACTGGCTGGGATGTCATGAAAGAAATACGCATCGCATCTAAGTCTTGCAAGAAACTTAAAGTTCTGCCTTTTTTAGAACCTCTTCGGATAGCTTCCTTTGCTATCATAGCCATTTCGTCAGATGACATCGAGGAAGCACCCTTAGCATAAAGAGTATCAAGACCCGCAAGGTTAGCTCCTCGTTTAACCGCACTAGCAAATCCAAGTGTTTGACCTGCACGGGACACCTCAGACAAATAAATCAAAGAGAACTCATCCCTGGATAGACCATA